AAACGCCGAGTGGGACAAGGACCTGCTGAACCTCGAACTGGCGGATTTGTTGGATGCCGAGTTCGATCTGGGCCTGACGGGTTTTACTGATGATGAATTGAACGCGCTGATGAACAGCCTTGATGAAGGCACCGGCCCGCAGGAGGGTGAGGGCGATATTCCGGAGACGCCGGAGGATCCGATCAGCCGCCCCGGCGATCTCTGGATCCTTGGCAATCACCGGCTGCTCTGCGGTGATAGCACGGTCGCCACCGATATCGAACGTCTACTCGGCACGGTGAAGCCTCTGCTGATGGTGACGGATCCACCCTACGGTGTGGAATATGACCCCGGCTGGCGCAATCAGGCAGGGGCCGCCAAAACCAAACGCACGGGCAAGGTGCTGAATGATGACCGCGCCGACTGGCGCGAGGCCTGGGCGCTGTTCCCGGGCGATGTAGCCTATGTCTGGCATGGCGCGCTGCATGCGGCAGAGGTTGCGGAAAGCTTGGAGGTAGCAGGGTTCACGATCCGCTCTCAAATCATCTGGGCCAAGGAGCGGTTGGTACTGAGCCGGGGCGATTATCACTGGCAGCATGAACCGGCGTGGTACGCGGTCAAGAAGACCGGCAAGGGCCACTGGGCGGGTGATCGCAAGCAAACGACGCTGTGGCAAATTCCGAGCAAGGATCAGGATGCCAAGACGGTCCACGGGACGCAGAAACCCGTCGAGTGCATGCGCCGCCCGATCCTCAATAACTCCAGCCCGGGCCAGGCAGTCTATGAGCCGTTCATGGGGTCAGGCACGACGCTGATCGCGGCAGAGACCACAGGCCGGGTCTGTTACGGCATCGAGTTGAACCCGGCCTATGTTGATGTGGCAGTCGAGCGGTGGCAGGCATTCACAGGGAAAGACGCGACGCTGGATGGTAGCGACAAGACTTTCAACGCGCTGAAGACCGAACGCGAGGCCGCATGAAGCAGTCGCGCTTGATGTCGTTGGTTGAAGCTACCACAAATGTTGTTGTTGGCTATCTGCTCGCGATTGCCACCCAGATCGCTGTGTTCCCATGGTTTGGCATCGACGCCGGCTTGAGTGATCATTTGACGATCGGCTTGGCTTTTGTCGGCGTATCTTTGGTTCGGGGATATCTGCTGCGACGCCTGTTTGAGCGTCTTGGCAAAAGATTGTCTGGGCGCGATACATCTATGTATGAGTCGTCAAAAAGAACCTAACACGCAACGGTCCTCCGATGGAGGCGAGGTGCCAAAAACGGTGCTGCCGCAAAATCTTGCGGTATCGCTACAGCACTTACCTGAGCATGACATTATGCGTCTTGCAGAGGCATTGGCTGCGGAGATGGACCGGCGCGGTCTTGTGGCTGCGAAGGAAAACAATCAGGTGCCACGCAAAGTCGCACCGGATCCGGTGCTGTCAGAATTGACGCGTTCTCAGATCAGTTTAATCCAGTCTTCAATCAAAGCGGGGGTCAAGCCTGCGGCGTTGTCACGGCAATTCGGCATTACGCGGGCCCAAATTACGGCTGTTTTGAAAGCAAGCACATAAAAAAGGGGCCAGCACAAGGCTGGCCCAGTTTGAGGCAGTTAAAGCGGAGCGGGGCGCACCGCTTCGAGCAGTTGAGGTTTCATACAGGCGAATCCTCGCGGCAGACCATCTGCATGCTGCTGGATTCTACAAGAAACGCAGAGGCTTAAAGGCCGGTGAGTCACCGAGAAGTCACACATTGTGTGTTTCGATGTGTCGGAGCGCGCGTCAGAGCTTAGCAGCCTGAGTGTGACAGGTAGCCCTTGTGCTTTTGAACATTACCTCGGTGTTTGGCAGGCTGTAGATGCGGCCGCGGGTCGCTTCGACCTTTGATGTGATCTTGAGGCCGTGCCTTTTTTTGAGCGCACCTGACATGGCGCCGCGAACGGTGTGCGATCGCCATTGGGTGGCTGCTGCGATCTCGGTAATTGTCGCTCCTTGGCTTCTTTGCAGCATGTCGATCATAGTTTGTAGTTTGGTTTGGCGGGGGCTTGCAGTGGTGGTCGTCATAGTGTTTCCTGATGATATGGTTGCTTTACTCGGCGAATTCGCCCTCGCCAAAGGCGCTGTCAGTGATGCGCTTGAGGAGGCAGGCGTAATGTTCGAGGGTGCCAACGTCGCCCCAGTTGATCTCGTCGGGATGGCTGTTGAAGTGGTCGGCGCTGAGCGCCTGCAGGCGGGCGAGCATCGCGTCGATCTCAGTCTTCTTGCCGAGGAAGGCGGTGAGCGCGGCTTCGTGGTTGCGTTGCGCCTTTGCGGCGCGGAGCTGATGGCGGGGTGTGGTGATCGGGTTCAGGCGGGTCATTGGCTTGCTCATGTTGCCCTCCGTTAGATCAGCTGCAGCTCGGCCAGCACCGCGCTGGCGGCGGCCAACTGGCTGGTCGGCAGTTCGATCTTGATGTGCGAGAAGACGTCAGAGGCTTCGGCCTTGATGCCTTCGTCGCGCAGCGCGGTCTCAATCGCCTCGGCGACGGCGTTGGAGCGCGAGCGGTCAAACTGGTTGGGCAGTGCGGCGTGGTCGATGCGAATGGTGGTGATGGCAGTCATGGTCTGGCCTTTCAGTCTTGCTGTTCAATGATGGCGAGAATGGCGATGGCCATCCCGCCGAGGTATTCGCTGCGGCGAAAGACAATGTCGTCGATGTGGCCGGCGCAGGTGATCGTTGGGTCAACCGCGAGGCTGTCTGCCATGTGTGGCAGCAGGCGTTGGGCCTCAGCGTTGTAGCGCTCTGCGATGGTCATGTGGGTGGCTCCTGGCTGCGTTGGTTGATGCAGTCAGGTTCGCTCTACTCGTGCGCTCTATCCAGTATAATCGCAGCAATTACATGGCTTTAATCGGGGCGGTAGGATCACTTTATGTCAGCAGCCACCCAACCCATCGGTGTGATCGCCAAGCTGCTTGATCTGTCGGAACGGCGGGTTCAGCAGCTCAGCCGCGAGGGCGTGATCCCCAAAGCGGAGCGTGGACAATACGATTTGATCGGATCCGTGCGCGGCTATGTGCGCTACCTGCGCGATCAGGCGCAAAAGGCGCAGGCCGGTGCACCGGACTATGCGGCTGAACGGGCGCGGTTCATCCGGGCCCGCGCCGACCTTGCCGAGATGGAAGCAGAGGAAAAACGCAGGTCGGTTATTGCGGCCGACCAAATCGAGGCCGCCTGGATTGCCGTGCTCGCACTTTTGAGAACCCGCCTGCTGGCGCTGCCGGACCGGCTGGCCCCGCAGGCTTTTGACCAACCAACCGTCGGAGACACCCGGAACCTGATCCGTGCCGCCATCCGCGAGGTGCTAGATGATCTCGCGCAGCCAGACATTGAACTCGAGACCGACCTTGACCTTGAGGGGGTCACCGATCCTGAAACGGACGGTGGTAAGGGCACTGGCGGTTCTGAAACCACCGCCGGACCTGACTATCAGTGACTGGGCGGATCAGAACAGGAGGCTGAGCTCTGAGGCCAGCGCGGAACCTGGCCAGTGGCGCACAAGCCGGGCAGAATACCAGCGCGGCATCATGGAGGCGGTCTCTGACGCGGCGACAGAAACTGTCGTCATCATGTCCAGTTCACAGGTGGGTAAGACGGAAGTGGTCAATAATTGCGTCGGCTACCACATCGATCAGGACCCGGCGCCGATCATGGTGGTGATGCCGACGGAGCGCGATGCGGAAACCTGGTCGAAGGATCGTTTTTCGCCGATGGCGCGGGACACGCCGTGTCTGCAGGATAAGATCGCCAACCCGAAATCTAGGGATGGTAACAACAAGATCCTGCACAAGCGTTTTCCCGGTGGGCATCTAACGATCGTGGGCGCCAACGCACCCTCAGGGCTTGCGAGCCGGCCGATCCGGTTGCTGCTATGTGATGAGGTCGATCGCTATCCGTTCAGCGCAGGGGCTGAGGGTGACCCGGTCAATTTGGCGCGCAAGCGGACGGTGACGTTCTGGAACCGCAAGGTCGTGCTGGTCTCGACGCCGACAAACAAGGGCGCAAGCCGGATCGAGACAGCGTTTGAGGAAAGCGACCAGCGCCGGTTCTGGGTGCCATGTCCGGAATGCGGGGCCGAGCAAATCCTGACCTGGCCGCAGGTGCAATGGGACAAGGGTGAAGACGGCCGCCACCAGCCGGACACGGCGCGGTATCACTGCATTGACTGTGATGGGGCTTGGCGAGACGAGACCCGCTGGGCAGCGGTCTCAAAAGGGCATTGGGTGGCTGAGAAGCCCTTTGCGGGCACAGCCGGGTTCCATCTCAACGAGATTTATTCGCCTTGGGTCCGGTTGGCCGCAATGGTGAAAACCTTTCTGTCAGCGCGGGCTGGTGGGGATGACATGATGAAAACCTTCATCAACACCTCGCTGGGTGAGACCTGGATGGAAAGCGGCGAGGCTCCGGACTGGCAACGCCTGCAGGGACAGAAGGAAGAGTGGAAGCCCGGCACTGTGCCAGCGGATGGATTGTTCCTGACCGCAGGTGCTGATGTGCAAAAGGACCGGATCGAGGTTGATGTCTGGGCCTGGGGGCGCGGCTTGCAAAGCTGGCTGATTGATCATGTGGTGATCGAGGGTGGCCCTGGCGATCCCGCGTGCTGGCAGAAACTCAGCGATCTGCTGGGGCGGACATGGTCCCATCCCAGTGGTCAGCACCTCGCAATCGCAAAGCTGGCGATTGATACCGGCTATGAAACCAGCGCCGTCTACGGCTGGGCGCGGCAGGTGGGCTTTGGCCAGGTCGCGCCTGTCAAGGGTCTGGAGGGGTTTAACCGCGCCAGCCCGGTGACAGGGCCGACCTTTGTCGACGCAACCATCGGCGGCAAGCGTTTGCGACGCGGCGCACGGCTGTGGTCAGTGGCGACCTCGACGTTCAAGGCCGAGACCTATCGCTTCCTGCGCCAGGACCGGCCGACGCCAGAGGAGATCACAGCTGGTGCTGCGTTTCCGGCGGGCACGGTGCATCTGCCGTCATGGGCTGACAGTGAGTGGCTCAAGCAGCTGACAGCGGAACAGCTGGTGACGGTGAAGAACAAGCGGGGATTTGCCAAGCTCGAATGGCAGAAGCTGCGTGAGCGCAACGAGGCGCTGGATTGTCGGGTCTACGCCCGCGCAGCTGCATGGATACTTGGTGCGGACCGCTGGTCGGAGGCGCGGTGGACCGAATTGGAGCGCCAGCTTGCTGTCCAACCGGATGGGCCTGCGAGCGACGCGCTCGTGAAACCAACATCCCGCCGGTCAGCGCATCGGCGGACAATGCGATCTAACTACATGGGGTAATCAGGACGTCAGGGTGCGCTGAACGATCTTTGGATCTTTGTCGATCAGGGCAAGCAGTACCCTAGCGGGGCCTTCAGGGCTCCGGCGATGCTGCTCCCAGTTCAGCAGAGTTGCTTTTTTGACCCCGATACTTTTGGCAAATTCGGCCTGCGACAAGCCGGTACGCGCCCGAATGGATTTTACGTCCGCGTCCGGGATTTCGATCTCGTGAACCGTAATAGTGGTTTGGCCGCGCGCATGGGCAATGGCCTCTTTGAGACCCTGTTCGATGCTTTTAAATGCGTCGCTCATTTTTGGCTCCTGTAGTTGTCGGCAAGTAGTTTGCCGAGGTTTTTGACGGCTTCAGTTTCTGCCTGTGTCAGATTGGCCTTCTCGCTTTTGGCAAAAACGGTGATCAGAAAAATTGGGACGCTGTCGTCCTGTGCGTAGAAATGAATGACTCTGTAGCTGCCATTTTTGCCTGACCCCTCGCGGGCATAGCGGAACTTACGAACCCCACCGCCAATCGAGACGCCGGCTGTTGGATTGCGTGCTACGTAGTCGATCAGTGCCATGCGCTCGTCATTGGTCATGATTGCGCGGGCGCGGCGCTGAAATTCCGGGGTTTCTGCAACAGTTACAAGCGTCATGCCTCCATATGTGCGCCAATGGCGCATATGTCAATGGCGCAATGGAGAGACAATGCCAACAATCACAGACCTGCGCACCCGCCGCGAGGCTTTGTCAACGCAGCGATCCTCCGGCGTCGCCCGCGTCAGCTATGACGGCAAGACTGTGGATTACCGCAGCGTGGCTGAAATCGACCGCGCTATCGAAGCCTTGGACCGTGAGATTGCCACACTCGAGGGGCGGCGCATCGTACGCCAGGTCCGCATCACCACATCCAAGGGGCTGTAATTTATGGGCCTGTTTGACCGGTTTCGTCGTCCCGAAAGGGGCGGCCCCGCAGCTGTGCGCGCACGTCTTGAAGGCGCGATGTCAAAACGCCGGCTGCGGGGCTGGAACCCGCCTCTGGAAAACATCAACGCGCTGGTGGCCTCTGGTGGACCAAAGCTACTGGCCCGTGCGCGCGAACTGGTGGTGACGAACGGCTATGCTGCCAATGCTTGCGAAGCCTTCGCGTCGAACATGGTGGGCGACGGCATCAAGCCCTCATCGCTGATCGAGGATGCAGCATTGCGGGATCAGGTCCAGCGGCTTTGGCTAGCCTGGACAGACGAGGCTGATGCCGATGGCTTGACGGATTTCTACGGTTTGCAAGCCATGGTCGCGCGCGAGATGTTTGTCGCAGGCGAGTGTTTTGTGCGGATGCGCCCGCGCCGGGCCGAGGACGGCTTGCTGGTGCCACTGCAGATGCAGCTGCTGCAATCGGAGATGCTGCCCTTTGAGAAAACTGGTCCGGCCGCAAATGGCAACCAGATCCGCTGCGGCATCGAATTTGACCTGATCGGCAGGCGGGTGGCTTATCACTTCCGCCGCAGCCATCCAGGCGACAGCACCGACCAGCGCGTCGCCCTTCCAGAGACGGTGCGCGTGGCTGCCGAGGACGTGCTGCATATCTATCGGCCCATTGATGCGGGCCAGATCCGTGGCCTGCCACATGTGGCGCCCGCGATGGTGCGGCTGTTCCTGCTCGATCAGTATGACGATGCCGAGCTTGATCGCAAAAAGACGGCTGCGATGTTTGCAGGCTTCATCACCAAGACAGCACCCGAAGACCCGATGATGGGGGAGAGTGAGGCTGATCTTGATGGCGCCGCGATGGCCAGCCTTGAGCCCGGCACGATGCAGGTATTGCTACCCGGCGAGGATGTGACGTTCTCAAGCCCCGCAGATGTCGGTGGTGGTTATGAGGCGTTTCAGTATCGCACGCTGCTGGCGGTCTCGGCCTCCTTGGGGCTGCCTTACCACCTTGTCACCGGCGATGTGCGCCAGGCCAACTATTCGAGCTTGCGGGCCGAACTGGTCGAATTCCGCCGCCGCGTGCAGCAGTTGCAGCACGGTGTGATTGCGCATCAGCTCTGCCGTCCGATCTGGCGTCGCTGGCTGGAGACAGCACAACTGGCGGGCCGGCTGGACCTGTCTGATCCCGCGGCTGCGCGCATGGTGCAATGGATCCCACCACGATGGGACTGGGTGGACCCGCTCAAAGACATCCAGGCGCAAGTTCTGGCCATGGAGGCGGGCATCACTTCGCGGCGCAAGGTGGTCGAGGCCACGGGCTACGATGTCGAAGAGGTCGACCGTGAAAACGCAGCCGATGCTGCGCGGACTGAGCAGCTGGGGCTCGTTTACAGAACCAGCCCCGGAGAGACGCAA